CTACATAAGTTGAGTTAAGACTAGCCCTTCTAATGAGGGGCTTTTCTTAAAATAATTTGGGAAAATAATATGGCCTCAGTTAAGAACTACACTGATATTGATATTGCTTCTAATGCTCTATTGTTAATCGGTGAGAACCCCATTGCTTCTTTCACAGAAGAAACAGTTTCTGCACTTATTGCTGCTAACTTGTATCATCCTACTTTTGAGAGCTTACTAAGCTTTTCAACTTCCAGCAGACTTTCTGGTGGCTCAACATGTAGACTTTGGTAACGATAATTATCAGATCTATGCGGATAAGATATATTCAGATAATACAACAATGGTTTTGGACTATACATACAAACCAGACGAGTCATTCTTGCCTGCTTATTTCACTGAACTATTAGAACTAAGACTAGCAGCAGTTTTTGCTATCCCTATTACTGAATCAGCTACACGCGGTGATTATTACGCTGGATTAGCTGAGNGCTGAGAAGCAACTACAAAGAGCTAAGACTATTGATTCACAGTCGACACCTTCAATTGGTCCGCCAGCCTTAGAAGGATCTAGATTAATTAACTCGAGGTACTAATGGCCAAAGCAATTGCATCTCAAGCATCGTTTATTGCTGGAGAGCTTGATCCTAGACTAGCAGCAAGGATTGATACTGAAAGCTACATCAAAGGTGCTGAGACATTAACCAATGTTATTTGCCTTGGACAAGGTGGCGTTAAGCGCAGACCTGGCATGAAGTATGTTGATACTATAACCGCTTCAAATGTACGCCTGGTTAAGTTTGAATTTAATATTACACAGACATATTTACTAGTCTTTGTTGATTCGAAGATGTACATCTATATGGACGGTGTATTACAGACAGGCATTAACGGCTCAGCCAATGATTATCTAGTAACTCCTTACAGTGATACAGAGATTAAAGAAATTACATGGACTCAGAGTGCAGATACTTTGATAGTTTGTCATAACGACTACGTGCCTAGAAAGATTGTACGAGGTGCTACAGATTCAACGTGGGCTATCAGTTTAATGACATTCACGTACTACCCAACGCATGACTTTAATAGAGATTATGATTCTGCAACAATTACACCAAGTACAACAACTGCTAAAGTGGTTGGTGATTCAATAACTATGACCTTCTCAGGGGCAAACCCAGTTACGGATGCACATGTTGGTGGTATGTTTGAAGGCAATGTAGGCGTTGTTAGAATCAAGAGTGTTGTGACCAATTCAGGCTCACAAACAATTACGGGAACTATATTACAAGAGTTCCAAAATACTAATAATATTTCTGGCGTTGACGCTTCATTAGAAGAACCAGTATGGTCGGCCACACATGGTTATCCAGGATCAGTAACATTCCATGAGTCAAGACTATGGTTGTCTAATTCATCTGCACGACCACAAACATTATGGGGATCAGCAGTAGGAGACTTTTTTAATTTTGATCGTGGTTTTGGTGATGCAACAGATTCAATCGATATTACGATGGATACAGATGCAGTTAATGCGATTTACCACCTAGTATCAGGAAGACACTTACAGATATTCACATCAGGCGGTGAGTTTTTTATACCAGACCGCCCTATCAAGCCTGAAACGGTTGGTGTGTTACGTCAAACAAGATTTGGTATGCTTAAAGCAGTACCACCTATTAACGTAGATGGCGCTACAATGTTTATTCAAAGGAACGGCAAGCAGGTTCGTGAGTATTTATATACTTATACCGAAAACTCGTATGTCTCCACTGAGGTGAATTTGCTTGCCCCTCATCTTATAAATAATCCAGTTGCTATGGCAGCACAGACTGGTGATATTGATAACGAAGGAAACTACTTATATATTGTTAATGCAGATGGAACAGTGGCAGTATTTATTACAAATAGAGCAGAAGCAGTTACTGCATGGACTAGATTTACTACAGAAGGTGATATTAAAGACGTTGCAGTGGTTGAGGATGTTGTTTACTTCCATGTGAAGAGAACTGTGAACGGGTCTACGATATATACAATTGAAACATTAGATAACAACAGTTATACAGACTCATCAGTACATGTTATCAATAGCCCTGCATCAGCGACTGTTACAGGGTTAGATCATTTAGATGGTAAAGAATGTAGAGTAAGAGCTGATAATTCAGTGATGGATAACGCTACACCTTCTAGTGGTTCAATAACAATTGAAAGGGATGCTGTAGAAGTAGAAGTAGGTATTAACTATGATTTAGAGATTAAGACTATGCCAGTTAATATCACGTTTGGTTCAGGACCAATCAATGCCACTAAGCGTAGAATATTACGAGTATCAGCTCAACTTTATCAAGCTAATGGTGTTCAAATAAACGGCAAGGCGGTAACAGATAAAGCCTTTGGACTAGGTGTTTTAAATTCATCACCATCAGGCTTTACAGGTATGAAGACAGTACCAATGCTGGGATACTCAAAGACAACACAAGTAACAGTAACACAATCAGATCCTGCACCAATGACATTGTTAGGACTAACTTTAGAAATTCAGGCCCAGGGAGGCTAACGCATGGCACAACTAGCATTATTATTACCAGCGGCAGGAGCAGCTGCTACAACAGGTACTTTTTTAGGAATGACAGCGGCAACATGGGGAGGTATATCAGCAGGACTAGGCGCACTTAGCGCTATCCAGTCAGGCAATGCTCAGAAGTCAGCTTATGAACAACAAGCTAGAGCAACAGAACAAGCCTCAAAAGACAGAGAGCTACAAAGACTACAGCAGTTAAGAAGAGTGCAAGCAGGACAAAGGTCTTATTGGGCTTCTCAAGGCATTTCAGCCACCTCAGGATCGGCAGCAACTATTGCACAGCAGTCAAGACTAGGTTATCAATTAGAGAGCGGTGCTGCACAAGCAACAACTGGTCGTGAGATGCAGAGATTACAATCATTAGGTAGTGCCGCCCAAACATCAGGCTGGATTAAAGCAGCAGGTAGTACGGCTAGTTTTGGAGCGAATTTATAATGGCCAGCTTCGAACAATATACTTTCAAACAAGGAAGACAAGTAGGCAATGTAGACATGAGCGCTGCTAATGCCTGGGAATCTTTGTCTGATACACTATCTGGTTTCTCTCAGACTTTATTGCAAGTTTCTAAGGCTCAGAAACAAGAATACCAAGAGGGCGTAAAAGAATATGTAGAGGGCATGGAGTCAGACATCATTACCAACCTTGCTAAAGTTGCTATTGATCGTGAGAATGACTACGAGCATTATGATCGTTTTGTTACTGCTTATAAGAAAGGCACGCTAGCTGGCATTGAAGATCCTAATATCAAAGCTGCTGCAGGTAAGATGATTGATGATAAGGCTGTTCAGTATGGCAAGCAGGTATTCCAGAACCATGTCAACATTAGAAATGCTAGACAACGACTAGCGGCAGAAAAATCATTAGAGATTCATGCTGTAGATACAGAGCATTTAATCGGTGAGACTGTTAGCACTTGGTACAACCAACCAGAGTTTAGAGATAGCTACATTGAGAGTGTAGGGCCAATCTTCCAAACTCAAAGAGACATGTTTTCTAATAAGATCGATGGTTTGGTGCAGCTTGGTAAAACCAGCGATGCTGCAATTGCAGATGAGTTGGGTTTGTTACAACGATTCTATAAGAAGGCAGCAATGGCCGAATTAATGGCTAATATGGAAGAAGGCAATGGATGGCAAACCATTCAGGACTTTAACGCTGATCCAAGCAAATTCTTTAGCTCTAGACCACAATTACAAGCATTATTCCCAGAGGTTAAGATCTCTATGAGTGATGAGGTTAAAGCTGAGACATTTAAAGACATGATGTCGATGCTTAACGGCTACCAAGGCCAACAAGATCGTATGCAAGCTGCAATAGCAGCGGACAAGGCTGTTGAACATGCAAACCAATACTCATTTATTCTTGATAGGATTGTAGAAGACCCTACCTCTGTTACAACTGATGAGATTAAACAAACACTTGAAAACGATGGTATTAGCAACAAAGAACACGATACGCTATTAAAGATTATTCAGACGGGTGGTTTGTATAGTGAGGATGGCAATATAGTATCAGGCTTATATAATCTACTGTTTGATCCTAATGCAGATCAGTTTTATATTTACGATCAAATTCAACAAGCAGTTAAAGACAATCAGATTAAACCAGCAACACAAAAGCAACTTCTTTCTATTCTTAGAGACGGCACATTGAAAGATGTTACTAAGGACGAAGATTATCAATTGGCAAGAAACGAGGTGAAAAGCCTAGGTCATTGTAGTGGGCCAATGTGTGTGCTTAAACCAGATGAGACCGATGCTATTAATCGCGCTAATAGAGAGCTTTTCCAGCTAAGAAAAACATTACAACCAGGACAAGACTTTTTTACTGAATTTGATAAGATGATGAAGAAGTATAAGCGTGTGGTTGAAACAGCTAAAACCACAGTATCGTGGCAGTCAGGCTGGGTGGGAACGGCTGAAACTCCTAATGCTGAAGAGACCAAAGATCTTTTAGCCCAACAACTAGAATCCAACCAAATTACACAGTCTCAATACTTAGAACAGTTTGAGGCTATTGAAGCCTACATGGAAGCATACAAGTTAAGAAAAGGCAGAAAAGAATGACACAGCTTTTTTCAAAAGCAGAAACCCAAGCATATACAGAAGCATTTTTATATGGAGACGACCCCCAACAAGCTTTAGATGTTGAAGCTGCTGAATATAAGAGCAGATACAAACAACAACAAAATCAACAAAAAGAACAACAGCTTGTTAATAACGCCTACGAAGAAACTATATATGATGATGATATGGCTTCTAATTTTTCTACTACACTAGAAGATAGAGAGGTAAACAACTCTTCTGCTATGCAATACTTGAATGAATACAAGGCACAGCAAGTAGTTGAAGAAGTAGATGAAGAGGTTGAAATACCAGACTCTATTACTGGCAAGATTATTCGTGCGCCAGAGATCAATACTTTTGCTCACACAGATACACCGACTGAAGATGGCCTCAGTCTATTACAATCAATTCTAGCCCTTCCAAAGACTCTTTATGACTCATCTACTAGGTCTGTAAATTACATAGCTAACTTGAATCAAAAAGCTGGTGATGCTGTTGTTGATTTTGCAAGTGATGCTTATCAAGGAACTATA